TCGAATGGATGTAATAACCGAGCGCCACAAGTCCCGCGATCAATAGAATCTCAAGCAAAGACGCTTGCGCGAAAACCGTGTTCGCAAGGCGCAAAGGAATATCCATTAACTCGTCTGCTTGAGTGGGTTGCGGCGATTCGTACAAACGCGGATCGTAACTCGTTTGCGGGAAATGATGATCCATCAGCTCGGTTCAGAAGGCTAAGTCACATTCTGAAGATTCCCATCCGAATCAAGAGTCGGAGTTGAATTTGCTGGCAGATCTCTCAGTGCTTGTCGATAGGTTGACCATTCGCTTGAAAGGGTCAGATCCGAGCTTGCTCTCCAATCGGTTTCCGCAAGTTTGCGGTTTCGTTCTTCCCTTAAAACTCGCATTGGTTCAGCGTTTTGGAGTTCACTTTTCTTTGCTAAAACATCATCAAAATTAAATGACAAAGTTGATCCATCTAATAACATAACACCTGACAAATCAGACTCGCATTTTCCAGATATATGAATACCACTTCCTGAGTGATGTATTTCACATAATTTCAATACTGAATATTTATTATTTATCATTTGTATTCAATCCATGTCATGTAAGTTTCTTCAGTTGTATTATTTCCATACAATTGAGAAGAGTTTTCAGTTGAAGCAGTTGTATTGCCAAATTTTACACTTGCCGTGATCAGACCAGTAGTGGTTGTATTAGTTAGAGGACCCATGACACTACCATGAAAATTTACTATTATTCCGCTAGCCCCATAATCATACCCACCTATCATGAAAGAGTCGTAACCCCAATCAAAACTGGTGAAACCCGAATCGGCAGAACTTAAATTGATAATAAATTTTTTCCTAGCGTCATTATTTCCACTTCGTCTACATTCAAGAGCATAGGTAAAAACAAATTGAATTTTAGAATTTGCGAATTTTGGTGTATATGTTGGAGAAAATAGTGTCGTTAAAGCAGTCGTATTTGTGACGGTTTGATCAGATCCCAAAGCCACTTGCTCAATATTTCTAACTGTCAAACCAGAAGATGCCATTGAAACAGATGAATCTAAAACAGTATTTTTCAAAGTTACCGTTCCACTTGATTCCGTCAGAATTTCCGTTGATCCGTCTGATTCGTAAATTCCTCCGCTTGAAGGTAGATTAATTTTTCCTGGAAGTAATTCTAAATTCCCATCGGCCCCTGGATCGGTGACGTTTCCAAGCGTCAACCAATGATTATTTCCCGCGTCGCGCACTTTTAAAACGTAAGGCGCTCCGCCCGTTGTGTCTAACCAAAGCATTCCCGCCGCCGTTGACGAAGGCTCGGACGTTCCAGAATTTAGAGATTGAATTGCGCTTAAAGCGCTATTGATATCGGCGCGGACCGTCGCGCCTGATGCGTTATCGATTACATAATCATGCTGGGCCATTTCTTTAACTCGCTAGGGTTTCCGCAAATACTTGAAGATTTTGCACTTTGATATTGTATTCGGAGTCGGTTGTTTCAGGGAAAATGCGGAATTGATGCGCACGCGCTGATCGTTCTTCCGCGTAAAAATCCGAATATTCGCCATACGAAGGCAATCCGCTCGGATCATCGTTTGTAGATCGCACTTGGATTCGAATTGAGGTTTTATCAAATTCGGTGTCGTCCCAATCGGTATAGGAATCGACGTTTCCAGGTCGCGAATCGATTAAATCAATAATGCTTTCAGATAATGTTTTTATAAAGGATCGTAAGCGGACCGTTTTAACAGTTCCGAGATCCATCGTATTTGCGAAATCATATTGTGGTTTGTTTGTCGAATATCCCGCGCTTGAGGTGTTATAGATTCCGCCAAGCGCGTCAAATCGCAGGATATTATCAAAATCGCTGATTGAATCGATTTCGTTTTCAGAAACAATTTTTAAAATATCGTCAATCGCTTCGACTTTGTTTTTTGTACCTGAAAACGCGGTTTCCTCGGTGATCGTCGCTTCGGTTGCGAGTTGCGTCAATGACGCGCCAGATGAAACAATAAACGTCGGAAGCGAAACTTGATCGCTGGAATCATGCGCCCTGATCATGTAAGTCCCCGCCAAAAGCGGAACGATTGCGCTGGATTGATGCCCTGCGACGTTACTGATCAACGGAACGCCTTGCGACCATGAACTCGCGGCAGAATCAACCGAGTGCTTAATCGAATAGTATCCGCCCTGAACGACATCAAGATCCGTAGATAAATTCCATTGCAAAAGCGCCATAGTACCGATTGAGTTGATGAACAAACCCGTTACCGGAGACGGTACGTTATCAAGTCCGGTCGTTGTAAGCGATACCGTTGACGCGGTTGATTTTGCGCCTTCAATGGCGCGTGATACGACCCGAAAATCGAACGTGCCGATTCCGATGTCGAGTATTTCAATGGTTGTTTCTACCGTATCGCCAACGACCTCGAACTCCGATGCGCTTGACGCTTTAAACGACACTTCGTAAGCGGCTAAAAAGTTGTCGCTGATATCGTTCCAGTTCAACGTGACTTTTGATTTAACGCCAGCGCCTTCGCGAGTAAAATAAAGCGTTTCGGTTGCAGTCAATCCCGTGACCGCCGAGATCACCGAAGGATCTCGGACGGTCGTGGTTGTCGGAGTCGCCGGAAGCGTTCCGATGGATCGAGTATAATTTGCGTCATTATGCTCAATCGCTTTTATTTTCATTCCGCCGTTGGGATTGATCGAAACCTCGCGAACTCGAAACTCTTTATTTGTATAAGATAAGGGCGACCATGTAAGCGTTACGATATCGCCAGGAATCACGTTGCCGCTTTCCGCGGTCGTGTTCATCGATACCATAATGCTTGAGCGCGATTGACGAACAACGATTGAAGCGATGTAACGCGCTTGCTGAAAATTCGTAACGCCTGGGAGATTGATTCGCTTAATCAGCGGGAGATTATTGTCCTCGGTCAGATACGTCGAAAGCGTTGATGATTCATTATTCGGATCGGGCCAAGTCACCTCGGTTGCTTTGTAGTCTTGATCGGGATCGAAAAACGTCGCGATGCATTGATTAAAACGCGAGTTTTTAGAAGCGTTTTGGACTGATAATCCGCCGACGATTTTTGTCGTATCGTATGCAACGACCGGAGTTCCTGAAAACTCCTGGTCGGCGTGCAAATAGTATTTCCCTTGAACGTAATGGAGTTGACCTAGAAACGAGGTCAATATGATTTTGACGTTATCAATCACGCGGTTTTGCGGTGACAAAATCACGTTACAAGTAAAGCGCTTGTTTCCACCCGCGTCGGTTTCGTCGCAATAATCGCGAACCGCATCAAACGAAGTCGTATCGATCAGACTTGACGAGATCCCTGCCCCGTAGCGCGTATTCGTTAAATAATCTTTTAAGATGTTCGCGGGGTTGTCATCGTTTCCCGTAAGCGTTCGCCCTGAGACGGTAAAGAAGACTTTCGGAGCGCGTGGCATATCGGTTTGATTAAACTCAAAACGAAACATCGCCGCGCAAACGCCTTTAAACGCAAAGTCGGTTCCCCATGAAGGCGGATCGTTCACCCAGCTATCGCCAGACGGCAAACTTGCTTGCATTCCTGCATCCGCTCCGAGAAAAGTTTTCGTCTTATAGATCCCGCTTGTTACGTTTGCCGAGCTTGACGCGCTCGCGGGTTCGGTCGTCACGGTAACGCTTCCGCATTCGCCTTCAGAAAGCGCGTAATAACGATATAAATACTTCCCAGGATTTGCGTTTGTCTCTTGGAGAACAAGCGAGCCTTCGGTTCGTCGCGTGCCGTATATGATCGGCAAACTCGCAAGCTGGGGCGTATAGGGGTTGAACGTAATATTTGCCGCGCCGCTTGTCGTTTGCGCATCGATGATATTCGTTGACGAATCAAAAAGATTGTCGGCGTTATCGGTTAAAACTTCCCCAGCGTCAAGAACCGCAGGGCCGACATCGGTTTCGTCTATGTCAAGCGAGTCATCAGGCAAGCCAAGCGTATCTTCAGCCGCATCAATAAACGGATCTGCGATTTCTTCAACAACGTCGATAATTTCTTCAGCCATTGATCAAAACCGTCTTCGTCGTTTTTTGTTTGTAGCCAAATGAATCAATCATTCGAAACCAGCGATTTCCGTTTGAATCGTATTTGATCGCACTCGCTTTGTGCATTTGTGCAAACCGCACGATCTTATCGAACGCGTCTTTCCAAAGCGTTTTCAAATCGATTTTGCTCGCTTGCTTTTGGATCGCGGAAACACAAACCCAGCGCAAAATCGTTTCGCGTGATATCGGTTTCGTTTCAAGCATTGTCATTACAAAAAACATTTCCTGTTTTTTGTCTGAGCAGATCCAGATATGCGCTTTGTCTTGCCGTACATATAAAAGATATTCCGATAAACAAAACTCAAAGTTTTCTCCCCAAAGATTCGCTTTTTTTGCGTACCCTCGAAATTCTTCCCATCGTTCGCGAATCTCCCGTAATTCAAGCTTTCGAATCATTGGATTCCCCAAGTTAGCTTTTTGCCAACTTGGGATCTAAGCGAAAACGATTTGTCGCCGTCGAAGACGCGTTGTTGCGAATCGTCGGTAAGTCTTCGACCCGAATATTGCTCAAGGTGCGACCATTGGTTTGCAACCGTCAACCGGATCGATGAACTCGTCGCGCTTTCCGTATATTTTAAAGAGGAAATCGTTCCCGCATATATTTCGAAAGGCGCATCAATCACCGCGCCTGAATCGTTGATCAATGCGAGATAAAGATTCACGTTTTTGTCAATATGCCCGTTTGTGAAAAGATCGGTCATGATTGTCGTTGTTGCCGCGGATAACGTAATCGAGATCGCGCCCGTGTTCATGCTTGATTGTTCGACGATATCATCGAGGTTGACGATATATCCGAGCGGCTGATAAGTCGCAGAATTAAAAACGATATTCTTTTGGTGATTTGTCAGATAAAAAGTCGTATTCAACGAAAGCTTTAAAAGCGACGCGATCCCAAATTTACCGCTGGCAAGCGCGTTTTGAATATCCGTTGAAAGTCCGCGGCTCATTTAGAACGCCTCGCAAAATTCGATTTCAAAAGCAAAGACTCCCGCCGCGCCCGTCTCGTATTCGATGATGTTTCCCTGCGAGCAATAAACCGTGAACGGAACCGAGTTGTAAGTGATCGCGGTGTTATCTGCTGGCGAGGTTTGCAGTTCGGGTTCGATGCTGATCGTCGCGTTTCCTGACGTATCGCAAGTCGCGTCCGCGGTGACCATGTAAACCTTCGTGTGATTTGCAAACTTGATGAAGTCTCCCGCTTTTAAAACGACAAGCTCGGCGCCCGTGGGCCAACCGTCTGAAACGACGGAGCGCCCCGTTTGGCTTGCGCCATTGATCAAAGGCGTTCCGCCACCTATGCCCTGAGCGCTAGAAATCACCGGAGGCGTTACCGTAAACGTGTCGAATTGTCCACGTTGCTTGATGATAAACGCGTGGATCGGTGCGAAGTCGGATCGTTTCATCGGCGCATAAGATGCGAATAGCTTAAAATACTGACCGCCTATCTGACGCGCTTGGCGTCTTCCGCTGATTGCTCTTTGTACAATCGTCGGTTGATACGATTGAATTTTAAGATCTGCAAATGCGGGTGACGTTGGAAGCGATCCGCTCATATTGCTCTGCGCGTTTGCTTGTTCAGACCTTGATTGATTATGCCAATCAAGGTGTTTTTTCGTTCCTGCAATAGCGCATCGATGCCACGCGCATCAACCGCGTTGATGTAGATCGCAACGTGCGTCGGCTTTTGCATATTATCGTTTGACGTAATCGATCCGCCTTTCCTGCCCATCGTTAGCAATTCAGGACCGCGTTCACCTACGAGGTAAGTATTTCCAGCGTTTACGTCTCCGCCCATGTAACGCCCTGGTGGAGATTGCGATGCGATCTTTGCGACGTTTGCCATACCTAACGCGTAAATCGTTCCGGCTAATATCGGACCTAATATTGGCCCCGCGGTTAATGCTTTGGTCGCGGCTTCGTATGTACTCATGGTCGTATTGGTGATTGCCGCGGCTTGATAAATTCGAAACGCTTCGATTGACGAATCCGCAACGCCAGCCGCAAGACTTTCAATCGTTCCCATGCTTGAGCGAAACGCTTCTTGCTCGGTCTTTTTTCGTGCTTCTAGTTTTTGCGCTTCAAGCCTTTCGTAATTTTTGGCGCTTTCTTCATACTCGGCATCAAGCTCGGCGATGAGTTGCATTTCGTCTTCGTGCGCACGTTTTCTCGCTTCCGCTTGCTTGTTCATAAAGTCCTCGACCATTTTCGAGGTCGCCATTCCTTGCCCGTAAAGTTTTCTTTGTTCTTCTAATTTATCATTTTGATATGCGATTTCATTTGCGGTCGCTTCTTCTTGCTTTGCGAGTTTTTGAGAAATCTCACGCTTGAGCTTTGCCGCTTCCGCGCTTTTATCAATCGCTTTAATTTGTGCGTTGATTTCTTTGCGTTGTTTCGCGAGCGTATCGATTTGTTTTTGCAACGATTTGCGCTGAGATTCTACCGAAACCGCGTTTTTTCTAGCGCCCATTGTAAAAAACGAAGTTTCTTGCGTCGTGTCTTTCAACGCGTCGCGCTTTTTTACAAGCTCGTTAATCGTCTCTTGTATTTTGCTTTTAAGCTTGGGAAGCGGTAACGATGCAAGTTCGGTTTTCTCAAAAAACGGATCGAGCGCCTTGTTTGCCAATCGAATCGCTGGCGCAAATAGATTCATCGCTTTTTTAGTGATCATATCCATTCGATCACCTAGTTTTTCCGAAGCGCTGATCGTCTTATCATCGATGATGATTCCGAAATCTTCCATCGCTCCGCCAAGACGCTTGATCGCTTCCGGTCCAAGCTGAAGCGTGTTGAGCAATTGAGCGCCTTCGGAATCGAATAACTTGAATGCGATTCTTACTTTGTCGGCTTGCGTGATGAGATCGGAAGATAGGATCTGAGAAACATCGAGCAAGAGATCCGCGTTGCTTCGCAGATTGCCTTCGTTGTCGCGAAGCTGAAGGCCCATTTCTTCGATAACTTTTTTTGCTTCGCCCGTACCTTGCGCGGCTTCCGCGGTTCGACGCGTGAACCGTTGAAGCGCCATATTGAACGAGGCGATATTCATTCCGCCTTGTTCCGCGGCGATTTGGAATTTCTGCAAGTCGCTTGCGCCAATTCCCAAACGGGCCGAAACCTTGCCGATTTGGTCCGCGGTTGCGCGGAACTCGCTTGCCAGCGCTCCCAATCCGCCAACGCCAATAAGACCAACGACCGCGCCTTTAAGACCGCCAAGATTCGATTTCAGCGATCCCATCGATTTATTAACCGATGCAAACGCCGCTTTCGTCTTATCGACTCCGCGAATTTCGACTGTTGTTGATACGCTCACGCTCGTTTTTTATCTCGAAATATGCGATCCAGGTCCGAAACTCGATTTCTTCCAAATCAAGTATTTCCGCAATCGATTTGCAAAGTTTCTCTGCAAGAAAACAAACCGAGTAAAGATCAGGATCGCTTTTTAGTTTTTTGAGATTTCTTCTTGTTTGGGTTCCGCTTTTTCAAATTGCTCGCAGATGAATTGAACGACTTCGGGATCGACTTCATCGATGATTTGGTCAAGATGACCGATTTCGAAAAGTCGTTTCCCGTTTTCGTCACGCGCTTGAAAAATGACGCGTTTCGCCATTGCCTTGTCCAATTCTTTATCAACGTAATGCTGAACGATTTGCGATCTCTGCGAGAGTTTCATCGACGGGCGAAAATAGATTTGTATCGGTTTCCCGTTATCGTCCAGCCATTGAGGAACCGCAAAGGATTGCAGTTCCTCGGCTAATTTTGCGGAATATTGCTTTTTTGCAATACCGAGAATTTTGCTCATTACGCGTTATTTAATGTGAGCGTTCCGGTTCCCTGAAAACTAAAGGAAAACCCGATTGGCGAGTTAAGCGATGCCGTAATCGATACGCCCGTGATGATTATTTGTCCCGAATAATAATCGCCAGCGCTAGTCCCGACCGGATATAACTTGACGTAAAACGTCGTATCTCCGCCCGACAACGCGGTTTGAATTTCTTCCATTGATGTATCGTCATCGTTCCAGAGTGCTTCCGCACTTCCAGAAAAAGACGTTTGCCCTGGAATGAAAGTTTTCGTTAATGATGTCCCCATTGACGACGTTTCAATCGCGTCAGACGCTTGTTCGAGCGTCCAAGATTGAAGCGATGCAATCGCATTGTATGTGGAGTCGTCCGCCGAAGTTTGGAGAACGCCACCGTTTCCTGAAGATGCCGCCATG